CTGATACTAGTGAGTCCTTTGGGTTGCCTGCTACTGCTGATCTTATGTTTGCCCTTATTAGCACTGAGGAACTTGAAGGTATGAATCAAATCATGGTCAAGCAACTTAAGAACAGATACAATGATCCGACAATGAACAAAAGGTTCTGTGTAGGTATTGACAGAGCGAAGATGAGGCTGTATGATGTGGAGGAATCTGCTCAGGATGATCTTCAAGATTCTGGGCAGGAAAGCGAGAAAGTCGATCTCGTAAAACGATTCACAGCAAAGAAAACCTTTCAAGATCTAAAGTATGATTGATCCAATTAAGTATGCAGAATTTGTCAATGCGGTCACGTCGCAACAAAGCAAAGACCACGAAGCATTCGTTTATCGTATTCAAGAGCTTGAGGGTCAGGGATTTCCTTCCGAGCGACTGCTTACTGCTTCTGTAGGTATGTGTGCTGAAGCAGGTGAGTTCACTGAGGTGGTAAAGAAGATTGTCTTCCAAGGCAAACCTGTCAACGAAGATAACCTGTTTCACCTGAAGCGTGAACTGGGCGACATCATGTGGTATGTTATGCAAGCATGTATGGGTCTCGGCACCGACCTAAACGAAATCATTGAGATGAATGTTGAGAAACTTGCATCTCGTTACCCTGATGGTGCCTTTGATGTACACTTTTCTGAAAACCGTAAAGAAGGAGACGTATGAGCCTCGACATTGATGTCAGTGTGAAAACAAACATCCACACTGCAGTTGATATTTTTGCTATTCTGCAAAGAGAGTGTGATCTTTTTAGTAAAGATTCTAAAACCTGTCCTCCTAGGATTCAAAGAGTTCGGCAATTTATGGTGGAACTTGAGAAAGAAGTTGAATCCAATCTTCCAGAAGAAGTTCTGGCACAAAAATACCCAAAAAGCGAAGGTAATGTATGACTAAAAGACAAACAACTATTGGTAGTGATACCTGGGAATGGGAAGAGACTGAAGAAGTTCGTAAAGCAGTAGCAAAACTGCACCAAAATGCAACCGAACGTTTGCATGACGACATTCGTAAACTTGAATTGAAAGCACCCGATTATGGAGTTGGTAAATGAAACTTTTAACACTTGAAGATTATCAAAAAGCAGGTGAGACATTTTGGCCAAAGTATTGGTATGTCGCTAAAGAACTTGGTGAAGATGCTAAACCTGAGCAAGTCTTGAAAGTAATGGAAGCAGTTGGTGGTCTTGCATTGAAACTCGCATTAGAGAAAAAAGAAGGACCGTTTGGATTTAACAAGAAAGAGGAGGGTGAAAATGCTGGGGAATCTTGAACCTGATGAAAGTGTCATGGATGATTCTGTAATTGCAAATCGCAAATCTGCTGCTGTAATGAAAGCATTGCATGATCAAATCAAAGAAACTATCGCAGTTCTTGGTTGGGACTGCTATGATGATGTTGCTGTTGAAATTGCAGGAACTTCAGTTTATGAGATTGAAGGTGCTGGCACTAAGTGGGCACCTAAGAAAGGCACCCGCAAGTACAATAAAGATGCATTTATTGTAATCAAAAACCGTTCACGAAACCCAACTGTTCCTTCTATTAACGATGACCCAGAACGACTCGCACATCATTCCAAGGTGGAAGCAAGCAAGCAACAAAGCGATAGCGGAAAATCTTCTGACGAGCATAGCGGAGTTGGTTGATGGAAGATGGTATCGAACCGAAACCCTCGACTCCAGAGGAAACCGAACCCGACGATACATCATTGAATCCGACATTACCGAAGAATCCGATAGTTCCAGTTCTGATGTTTCTGGGAGTGATAGCAGCGACTCTTAGTGTTATCGTTGCTGGATATATACATGGAAACATGCACATAGAGGCAGTTTACAAATCACTTACTAACTTCACATGAACTTAAATCTCCAAGAAGTAGATCATCTCCTTAGGGCATTAGAAACAATGTCGTCTTACGAACAAGCAAGAGCACGCGAGGGAATTCAACCAGGCGTAGTAGATCAATTACGCTTGGTTCAAAAATTGAAAGATCATAGAGTTCGTCTTACAGAATAAATAGTCAAAAAGGGTATGGCAGTTCTCTCCAGTACATCTCCTGGTCAGTTAAGTAAATATGTTGTCCCAACTGTAGAATCTATTAACAGTGGCAGGGTTTCTACTGCCACTAAAACATATACGTTAAAAAAGAATGCTCAAAATGAGCAAGCGGTGAAAGCATTTCTTCAGTTAGGTATGGGTGGTAGTCGCACTCAGAAGGATGCTCTCAACATTGTTCTTCAAACAACTGACAGTAAAAATAAAGAAATACGAATTGGTAGTCTCAACAAACCCAACATCAAGTATAACCTTGGTGACATGGCGGAGGGTGTTGTTGGTGCTGCCATTTGTGCTAGGTTTATATACAAAAATAGAACTATTACTACACGTCAAGTATATGGTGTTCTGAGATCTATGGGAACACCAACAAATTATCCTGGTAAAAAGGGTAAGCAAGTTGAGAAGACGTTTAAGTCTGCTAATGCAAATCCTAAGATCATGGATGATGTTAGGTTATTCATTTCTCTAGCGGAAGTCAATATGCTAGCGTTACTTTCAAGGGGTAATGAATCTCTTTTGAGAGAATATGTTGAGTCTGCAGTTAAATATGCCAATAGTCCTAATGTAACTAAATGGTCTAAACTTGTTTATGAGAACAATCGATATGATAAAATTGAAGTCTTATCTGATGGTCTTGGTGGTCAGCGTTCTACAAAGGTTGACGTTAGTGTAAAGATCACTAATGATAAAGGTGAATTAATGCCTGTTGATATTCTGGTTTCATTGAAGGCGGGTGATGTAAAGCAGTTTGGTCAGGTATCGGGTGCTGAGTTTGCTAAACAGCAAGATCTTTGGGGTAGGTTATTTGGTTATGATGGTTCTATTCAAGGTCTTGAAGAGAAGTACACAGATCTGATGTTTGTGAAAAAGAAACCCGACGAAGCAGTTTCTTTAGTGTATGAATTTGTCAATAGAAAATTGAATGGTGATTTGAAAGACCAACCAGATTTAATTCTCAGAAACTTATCGAGTGCAATTAATTATTTTGCCACCTTGAATGAAGAGAATGTGACACTTTTACAAGTTGGTCAAAGTAAAGCAAAGGTTTATAAGTTTGACGACATCTATAATAGAATAAAGGGGAAAACATATGAATCGAAGATTGTAAGGGGTAAAAGTAATCTTCCTACAATTTTGATTGAGAGTGAAGGTAAACCTCTGATTCAATTTCGTGTGAAACAAGAATTTAAAAGTGACGGCAGTCCTTATGTTAGAAACTACATTGAAAAGCAGAAACTTATGGCGGATCTCCTGGGAGAGACACTTTGAGAACTGTCTGAAATCATGTGTGAATCAACTTTGAGATGCTATAATAATGGCATAGAGACAGAGGAATCCTTGCCCAACACTCACCTAGAACACCTAGAAGATCTTATCTTCACGGGTCGTGGTCAGTTGCTTGATGCTCTCCGTGAGATCTATTCTGGTGTTCGTCTCTCTGTAAAGTGGGACGGTGCTCCTGCTATTGTTTTCGGTACTGATCCTCGTAATGGCAAATTTTTCGTGGGAACCAAGTCAGTCTTCAACAAAGTCAAAGTCAAAATCTGCTACACCGACGAAGACATCGACAAATATCATAAGGGGACTGTTGCGGACATCCTTCGTCTATGTCTGCGTCATCTGCCTCGCCTCTCTACTATTGTCCAAGCTGATTGGATCGGGGTCGGTGGGGGCAGTGTTTACTGCCCTAATACTGTGGAGTATCGCTTTCCCACTAAAACTCGTCGCGATATTATCCTTGCTCCACATACTTACTATGACGAAATTTCTCCGAATGCTGTGGGGAGGGGTGGCGTTAATCTTCCTTCTGCACTTGGCACTCAGTTCCTAGGACCTGAAGAAGCACATGCAGTACTCCGTAAGAAGGTAGGATTCAACTGGGTTCAATTCATGTATCGTCTTGCCCTTTGCAAGGTGCCTAGCGAGAAGGCACGTCCTCATATTCTCAAGCATATCAACAAATTTATTCGTGCTGGATCTCTTCCAAGTCCTGACGTAATCTACTCTACGTTAGATGATAAATATAAATGTGAAGTCAACGTGACAACACTTAAAGTGTGGCACATGATTTTCCAACTGAAACAGCGTCTACTCGATGCTATTGTTGTTAATGGAACAGTTGATTGCTACATCGATGGACAACCTTCTCAGCACGAAGGGTTTGTAACTGTTTCTGACAACCCAGTAAAACTGGTAGACCGACTGACTTTTAGTAAAGCAAACTTCAACCTTAGTAAGAATTGGACGAATGAAAAAGTTTAGTGCTTTTCTAAACGAAGCCGAAAGATCGTTCGCAGCAAAGTCTGCAGAAAAATTAAACCTTAAGCATATTGGTTACGGTAGATATGCAGACCCTTCGGGGAATGTAACCCATATGAGTAAGGATGGAAAGCTTGTAAAATTATCACCAGGACAACAACCAGAGGTATCTCAGCAGAATGGAGGAGAAGAAACTGCGGATGGCTCGGGTGCGGTCGATAAAGGCGCAATATCTATTACATTTGGAAGATTTAATCCACCTACTGTTGGGCACGAGAAGCTTCTAGACACAGTAGCAAAAGAGGCAAAATCAAGTGGAGGAGAGTATAGAATATACCCCTCAAGGTCGCAGGATCCTAAAAAGAATCCCCTTGACCCAGGGACTAAAATTAAATATATGCGGGCATCGTATCCCGATCATGCCAATGCGATTGTCGATAGCGACGACATGCGTACTATTTTTGATGTTCTCACCGCCATCGATAATGACGGGTATAGCTCAGTTAATATTGTGGTGGGAGGCGACAGGGTATCTGAGTTCAACTCGCTCGCAACA